TGGGCTGGCGCGTCCCGCTGTTGACCGACAGCGGCAGCAGCCCCCTCGTCGTGTTGAAGAAGCACGACGCGCTCCCGGCCCTCGTCGCCGCCACCGTCATCACCCCGGAGGAGGCCGACCGATGATAAACAGCTATCGCAGCACGGAGGAGGCGAACCGGGACAAGGCGCAGCTGGTCGAACTCCTCGACGCCCTGCGCGCCCTGCCGTCGCGGCTTCACCGCGACGAGTGCGGTGCCTGGATAATCAGCGGCCGCGCTGGCTGCTACGTGTCGACCGACGGCGACGGCTGGCTCCTCGTGATCACGCCCGAGCGGGAGCTGTCGAAGCTCGCCTGGGCGTGGGTCAAGAAGCGGCTGGCCTTCGCCGCGGTGACGCAGGACGGCGACGGCGAGGGCTGCCTCCGGCTCGATCGGTTGCCGACGGCCGCGGAGGCCGAGGAAGTCCGCGACGTCCTCGGGATATGGAAGGCCTACTCGCCGGAAGAGCTGGCCCGACGTCGGGAGGTCGGACGGCGTCTGGTACGGCGCATGAGGGGACAAAACGGGTCTGTGATCGATTGAGAGAGGGGGACCGCTACTATACCACCCCTTCTCGCTGCGGCGATTCTCCGCCGCGAGAGGCGGCGGACGAAGTCGGGGACATAATTGTCCTCAAATATGTCCCCACGGGAATTCCCTCGGGACGAGTCTCAACTCAGGCACAAATACCCGGCGATTTGTTTTATGAACGATGTCAACGACTTACGCGGTAAATCGCGAAATCGCCGCGGCTGGTCTCCGACCAGATGTCGACCAGAGTCTCAACTTGCGACAGCTCAATGGGACAGAAGGGTGCCACGAGATGTCCCACGAACCAACCGGCCGGGCGGACCCCGGTAGCGACCGAAGGAGACTGAACAAGATGACGAACATCATCCGTCACGGCGACCGCCCCCACGAGGGGCTGATCAACCACCTCGAGCGCGAGGCGATATTCGGCAGCAAGAAGCCCAACGGGGCGCCGCCGCCGATCGACGACGCCGACCTCGGCCGGCTGTCGGCCGAGGCGGTCCAGACCCAGTACGAGACCGCGGCGCGGAACGTCGAGGAGATGGGCGCCGCCGTGAAGGAGAGGATCGCCGCCCTCGAGGAAGCCCTCCGGGAGTGCGACCGGGACATGAAGCTCCTCGGCGAGGCCGCGAACGCGATCCGCGACAAGGGCAAGCTCGCCTACGCTCACATCGAGCACACCGCCCAGGTGTCGAGCGCGATCAGATCGGTCTGCGCGGAGTTCCAGAAGAAGTTCGAGAACGGGAAGGCGTGACGCCGAAAAAGAAAGAGGCCCGCGCGAGCGCGAGCCTCAAGGGGGAAGGAGGACAACCTAGCGTATCGACCCGGGACGAGCCACTTCTTGGGAGGTGGCTCGTCTTTCGTGATCTCAGGGTTGTTCGAGATCGTCCCGCGTGGGGTCGGGGGGGACAGAGGGACCAGCGGGACGCCGGACCGTAGCAGGTCGCCGTCCGGTCTGCCACGGCCGGTCGTGATAGCGGTCGGCGTCGCGTAGCACCCCGCGCGGCGGTGCCGCTCGGGGGCGCCTGACGGCGGCCGCCATCCGGTCGAGGAAGGCGTAGGCGGCGCGCCGCGCCTCCTCGCAGGCCAGACAGGTCACTGCGACGGCGTCGGCGCTGGCACGTTCGGGATGCCGACGATCACCCAGCCGGTCTCCTCCGACCAGCCCGCGTGCCAGTCGATGATCTCGGGCGGCTTCGCCGGATAGATCGGGTCGCCCCAGATCTGGAGCGGTGGCCCGCCCGGCGCGATCGGGTGGCTCGGGAAGCCCGGCCCCTGCGACGGCCCGGGTGGCGGTCCGCCCGGCGCGATCGGGTGGCTCGGCATCTCGATCTCGTGCCAGATCCCCGGTGGCGGCTTCGGCGTCCCGGGCGGCAGCACGATCGGGTGGGTCGGTATGTTCACGTCGCCCCAGATGCCGGGAGGCGAGCCCCCCGGCGCTATAGGGTGCGCGGGATGCCCCGGCGACGGCCAGATCCCGGGCGGTTGCCCGCCGGGCGCGATCGGGTGGGCCGGCTGGCCCGGTCCGGGCCAGACGCCGGGAGGCGGACCGCCCGGCGCGATCGGGTGAGCCGGCTGGCCCGGACCGGGCCAGACGCCTGGCGGCGAACCGCCGGGCGCGATCGGGTGGCTCGGCGCGCCGCCGGATTGAAGCGGGATGATGTAGGCGAGATAACCGTCGCTCATTCAAGTCCTCCTGTTGTTGCCGTCTCGGCAAGGTTAGCTGATAGTCGACTCGTGCGACACTCTTACTTCAGACTTAATTATTAATGAACGACCCGGACGATGCCGCCGATCACCTCGCTCGCGATCCAGAACGCGATCGCGAGCCAGCCGAGGTGCCAGGGTCCGAAGGTCTGTATCCGCGTCGCGATCGAGGCGACGACGAAGGCGAAGACGAGGAGGATGAGACCGATGTTCTGCATGACTTGTCTCCTTCCGCTCTAAAGATCGGCCGAAAGGTTAACTCTGCTCTGGCACCACATTGCGCCTATCGCCGTGCCCGAAACCGTAAATCCCATTGAACTGGCCGTGACTCCATTAACCACAAGATTAGAAGCGTTACCGTAAGCAGTATTGGCAAAGACGCTCGCTGGCTGCGCTCGCATCGCGACAGGAAATGCCACAGATGCATAAACCAGCGTACCGGCTACTCCGACGTATGAGCCAAATAAGATTTCATCAACGACCTGATAGAACCGCTGGCACTTGGCGATGTCCTGCTGCGGATCGGGCTTCTCCAGCGATGTCATCGTCGAGCCGACCTCGAGCTGGATACCCCAGATTTGAACAGTGCCTGACTGGACGCCTACGTTGCCAGAACGAGCGGCATTCGTGCTCCCGGACGAGTACCAGAACGAGACTGACGTCCAGTCGTCACCGTTCGTGCCGAGCGTCTTGCCGGCGAAGCTGCCGAGCGGGAACGTGAGAGAGTATCGCGTCCATGTACTGGCGAGCGTGACAGCTTGCCCGTTGTTGTAGATCGTCGCGCTCGGTGACCCGCCAGTACCGAAAAACTGGTCGACCGACACCCCGAGCTTCATCCCGGCCGCCGACGCCCAGGCGTAGAACGATACGGTGACGGTCTTGTTGGCGAGGCGCTTGACGCCCTCTATCTTCTGGACGACACCGGTGTAGTTAGCGGCCGCAGACCCGCCGGTGAAGGTGTTGCTGAGCACGGCACCGACAGATTCATCGCCGATCTGTGAGCGCGTAGCGTCGTTTGATGCGACCAGACTGAAGCTGTAGGAGGTGTCTGCCCCGGTCGTCTGCCATCGATCGGCCGTGTAGAGGTTGTAGGTCGTCCACGACCCCCCCACCCCGCGCTGCGCGATGTTGAAGAGGGGGTTGTGGATGAGGTTGCGCCCGACGTCGTTGTCGAGGACCGGGGCCGGGGGATTGGACACCGGCGTCACCGCGACCCACTGGCTGCTGTCGCCGTCGTTGTAGCGGACGTAGAGGACGCCCGAGTCCGACTCCCACCAGAGGGAGTTGTCCGGCGCGCCGGGCGGCGCGTCGCCGACGTAGACATAACCGGAGTTCGCGCCGGTCGTCGTCCACTTCGTGCCGTCCCAGCGATAGACCGGCAGGCCGGCGACCGGTGGCTGCGGGTAGAGTTGCCCGGTCGTCGGAGCGTTCGGGAAGTTGATGCCCATCAGAGGTCCGCCGATGCTGTCGCGTTGAAGCTCACCTCGAACGAACCGGTGGCCACCGCGGCGATGTAGGCTCCGAATGACGTCGGGGTGTATGTGTTTATGACGAACCCGCTGGAGTTCGAGTAGGCCACGTTGCTTGACGCCATGGCGGGGATCGCTCGCATGGCCACGGGAAACGTCCAAGACGCCCACATGTTTGATCCGGCTACGCCATAACAACCGAATTGAAGGCCGGCCAGGCTGCAGTAGAACCGCTGGCACTTGGCGAGGTCCTGCTGCGGATCGGGCTTCTCGAGTGACGACGCGACGGAGCCGACCTCAAGCTGCACGCCCCAGATATTGCAGACGGCGGTTTGGACGCCGATGTTGCCCGCGACGGCGTTGTTGTTGGCCCCGGATGACAGCCAGAGCCACAGCCCCGTGCTCTCATCGCCATTGGTCCCGAGCGTCTTCCCGGCTGCGCTCGGTATCGGGATCGTGACGCTGTAGCGCGCCCACGTCGGTCCGACGGTGACGGCTGCTCCCGTCGCCAACGCCCACATTGCTGGCGATGGCGAGCCGCCGGTGCCGAAACTTTGGATCAGGTTCACGCCGATCTTTTGCGTCGTCGCGCAATAGGCATAGAAGGAGATCGTGACGGTCTTGCCTGACAGCCGCAGGACACCTTCTAGTGTCTGTGCCAACGCGCTGAACGCACCAGCCCCGGCGTTGCCAGTGACACCGGCCTGGAACGTGTAGCGACTGCTCTCATCGCCGATCTGGGCACGGCCACCATCGCTCTGGGCAACCACCGACGCGTTGATCGCATCGGTGGACCCCAGCAACTTCCAGCGATCGGCCGTGTATACAAATGTGGTCCACGGCCCGACGCCACGCTGCTGTATGTTGAAGAGCGAGTTGTGGATGAGGTTGCGCCCGACGTCGCTGTCGACGGTGGCGGTGGCGGCAGTCTGGATCAGCCACTTCGCGCCGTCCCAGCGATAGACCGGCATCCCCGCGACCGCCGGCTGCGGGTAGAGCTGCCCGGTCGTTGGAGCGTTCGGGAAGTTGATGCCCATCCACTTCGTCCTACAGATCGGCCGACAGCGTGACTGTCGCTGTCGTCCACCCAGCACCCGCTGCCGTGATCGCGCTGCTGAACTCCTGGAAGTTGGAACCACTGGCAGCGCTTGTCAGACCGCTCATGTTGGAGTAGGACATGGCGCTCATATTGACCGCCGGTATGGCCCGCATCGGCGCCATCCAAAACATCCCGTAGATTGACCCTCCAGCGGCATTGTATCCAGCGACAACTATCTGGCGCGTCTGATAGAACCGCAGGCACTTGGCGAGGTCCTGCTGCGGATCTGGCTTCTCGAGCGGCGTCGCGACGGAGCCGACCTCGAGCTGGACGCCCCAGAACACGAACGTGTTGGACTGGACGCCGATGCCGCCGGCAGGCACGTTGGCCGTCGCTCCGCTGCTGAGGAATATCTTCAGCCACGTCGCATCGTCGCCGTTGGTGCCGAGCGTCAGGCCGGCGGCGCTCGGCAGCGCGAACGTCGCGCTGTATCGCGTCGGCGTCGTCGTCAGCGTGATCGGCGTCGCGTTGACCGCACTTCCGCCCGACGGCGAGCCGCCAGTTCCAACCTGTTGTTGAAATCCTATGCCGATCTTCGGAGTCCCGGCGGTCGCATAGGCCCAGAGGCTCACCGTCACGGTCTTCCCGGCCAGACGGCGGAGGCCCTCGATCTTCTGCGAGATGAGCGAGTACGCCGCCGCCCCGGCATTTCCCGTGACGGCAGCGATCAACGCCGTCGTCGCAGCCTCGTCGCCCATGGCGGCGCGCTGCGCGTCACTGAACGGCCCGAGCGTGACATTCACGGCGTCGAGATTGAGATACACTTGCCAGCGGTCGGCCGTATAGACAGCGTTGGCCGTCCACGGCCCTGCCCCGCGCTGCCCGATGTTGAAGAGCGGGTTGTGGATGAGGTTGCGCCCGACGTCGTTGAGGGCCGGGGTGTGGTCGACGTACTGCTTGGTCGCGGCCTGCATCGCCGCGGCCGGGTCGGCCGCGAGGGTCAGCGGCCCCGTCATCGTGCCGCCGCCCTTGGCGAGGTACGCGCTGACGTCCGGCACCGGCGCCGCGATCACCCACTGGGTCGAGTCGCCGTCGTTGTAGCGGACGTAGAGGAGGCCCGAGTCACTCTCCCACCAGAGCGAGTTGTCGGCGACGCCAGCGGGCGGCGTGTCCGAGACGTAGACCGACGAGCCGCCGCTCGTCCCGGGCGGTCCCTGCGGTCCGGCCGGTCCCGCCGGTCCGGGACCGCCAGCAGGCCCAAGCGGTCCCGTCGGCCCGGGAGGGCCGACGGGA